CTTAAATTGTTTATCTATTAGTTGTTGTCAGTTTCGTCAATACCAGATATGTCGCATAAAACTGCCCATACCCTAATTTTGCCGACTGTTGACTGAGCACCTGCTACTAGTACATCAATTGTATCTGCTACTTTACAAGTAAGCATTGGTGCACCATCAGCAACGTCTCTAGGTGCATAACTAGCACCTGTAGCATCGTAAGCATCTACGAAAGCATCAGGATCCGAAAATCCTGCTGTACTTCCTGTAATACCAACATCTAGTACTACTGAAGATGAACAAGCTACGAGTACTTCTACTCCTGCTGCCATTACTAATGTTTCCGCTGGAACATCGATCGCTTGAACGACATCATTTTGTGCTGGATTAAACGTATCCAGATTTACTGTGTTTTCAACTAAGTAAGGTGTTCTACCATTAGACGGATGCCCTGTAGTACCACCAACTCCTGTTTTATCCCAAGTTGCCATAATATATTTCTCCTATCTATGATTAACCTATTGTTATTACGCCAGAGTAAACTGCTTCAGTTCTTAGAACTTTTCTTCCAAAAACGTGCAATCCTCTAACTATGTCTGAAAATGAATCAGGGTCTCTGATAAGTTCAGTTTTCGCAATATGGTTTGCAGTTGCTACTGCACCTTGATGTCCATAAAGGAAAGCGTACTCATTAGCACCTGCTGATCCAAAAGTTTTACTTGCTGCTGCTCCACCTGATACAGCTATAGCATTAGTAGTATACATTCTAAACCCAAATAAAGGTCTATCTGTAATCATACCATTTCTCATAGCTGAAGCTGATCCATCATTCATTATTGATTGATCAACGATTTTAGCACCTGCTTTTCTAAGTTGTTGATAGAAAGCTGGTGGTGCAACGAACCATCTATTTTCTTCTGGTACATCGTTACCATCAAGAACTGTTTTAGCTGCTGACATAATATCTGTTAATGTGTCAACTGCTGCATCACCATCGATAGGTGAACCATCTGTTCCTGTATTAGCTGCTGATGTAGACGCTCCGTCATAAATCGCACTTAATACATTAAAGTCGTAGTTCTTTTTAAGTGCATAAGCACCTGAAGAAGTTGCAAGAGCTTCAAAGTTTACATGTGATTGTCTTTCTTCGATGTCATCTACTTTAAACGCAAAGTACGAACCTTGGTCGACTGTCAATTGAATTTGATCGTCTGCAAGTGTTTCTGTGTTTACTGTTTGACCTCTAGCGTAGTCATTCACTGTAATTGTCGGCTCTTTGATTATGTTTACTGTATCGCCAAAATTTTCAATTTCTCCAGCGTAATCAGTGTTTGTTATATCTTCAACAACTGATGCACGTCTGAAAAATTTTTGAACCTTCTGACTATAAATTGCTGGAGCCCAATTACCTGACGGTAAATTTTGGTAGCCAGCTGCTTTTCCCATTGTTGCCATAATGTTTGCCTATTGTTTATAGTTATTGTTAAGGTTGTATTCTTCCTTCTCTCATGGCTTCATCGATTTGTGCTTCGTTCTTTTCAAACTCTCTTCTATTCATCTTACTAATTTCAGCATTAGACCAAATTTTCTTTGTGGGAATATCTGCATCTGTTGCTTTTTTAGTTTTAGAAATTGCTTTAGCGGCTTCTTTTTTAAGATCTTTACTTTCCTGTTTACTTAAACTACTAATGCCCTTGTCCATTTTATATAGATCAATTGCTCTAGCAGCTAATGTAGAGTTAGTTGTATTTTCATATAACCAACCTTGAATTGTAGGATCTTGTTTTCCAGCCCATTCGTGAAAGTCTTCTTCTTTTCGTAAGTCGACAAAATCAGGATGAACTTTTAAAAGTTCTACTTCTGCTTTTTCTTTTGCAATTTGTTCCTGTTGAACTTGAAGATTTTGGTATTTATCCTCCATCTCTTTTGCTCTAGTATCAGCCTTTGTCATAGCAATGGTTTCAACCATTTCGTAAACATCGGGATACTCCTTTCTCCAAGCATCTAATTCTTCCTTGGATTTAGGTGGTACAAATTGTTTTGTAGATGATTCTAATTGAGTTCTCAAAGTTCTAACTGCATCTTTGTGCTTTGAAAGAGTAGAATCATAGTGTCTTTTTAAATCGTCATAACGTTTCTTAAAGACCCTATCTTCTGCATTCTCAGGGCGTTCAGTTGAAGGAGTAGCTTTTTCATCGTAGCTTGCAATTTCTTCAGATGTTTTAGTGTCCTTTTGAACGGTTGCTGTTTCTGCTTTTTCTTGGTGAAACTTACTTAATTCACCCTTAGCAAATGCGTCTACCTCAGGATCATTTTCTTCATCCCTTTTCTTTTGGTATATTGCCTTGCCTTCAGGCTTCTTAAATAGTTTCGGTTTAGGTTCCTTTACTTCAGGTGAAGTATTAGCTTCCTGTTTATCGTTTTCCATTATTTTTTTCCTCTTAGGTTGAGTGCCTTATGGATAAGGGTAGCTCTAAACTTGTTCCATATTTTGTGGGCTAGTCATTAAACCAGGTTGTTCACTAGGTTGACTAGGTGGCACATTTGTTTGTTGTTGTGTTTCCATCGGTTCGGTACCACTAAGCACTTCAGTCATAAAATTATTTACAGCTTCTTGCTCATTGTTACCTCCGTATTTTCTCATTGCAAAATTACTTGCAACGGAAAGCGGTATTATAACATTAGGTTCATTACTACCATAAGCATCCATTACTGGTTTAAACTCTGGTATAATTTTTTCTAATGCTCCCTCGAGATTTTTTCCACTTACATAAAATTGACCCATGTGTGAAACATCAAAAAATCCCGCATGTGTTCGTGTTGAGATGTGTTCCTTAATAATACCATCAGAATATTGAATTGGCATTTCATAACCCGCGAAAGAAACAAATTTAGCCCCTAAAGTTTTGTGGTAATTATATAAAATTGTTTTTTGTACTTCCATAATAACTCTTTGTATTTACCCAATCTGTCTATG